AACAAGCATCAGGTACAAATACATCAGGTGGTAGTTTACAACTATATGGTGGTAGAAGTACAGGTAATGCATCAGGTGGAGATATACAATTCTATGTCGTACCAGCAGGAAGCTCTGGTAGTAGTGTAAATAGTCCTAGTCAAGTAATGCATATTGAAGCATCAACACAAAACGTGGGCATAAACACAACAAGTCCTTCTGCCCAATTGCACACTATTGAAACAGGCAGTTCTAATACAGCCATTTTTGAAAATAGTTCACAGGCATTTTCTTATGCTGCAATTAAAGTTAGTGAAGCCGTAAACAATAAATCTGCTTTAAGTTTTGTTGTTGGGGATGCTTTAGCATCTACTGACATATTTGGCGAAATTGCTGGTGTTGTTGTTAATGATGGTGGTACTTTAAAAGGAGATATAACTTTTAAAACAAATGTAGGAGACAATTTAACTGAAAAAATGCGAATTACATCAGCAGGTGATGTAGGCATAGGCACAACAAGTCCCTCTACAAAATTGCACGTTGCAGGCGACTTGTTAGTCTCACATTCATCAAACATACCTATTTATGCACGAAGTTCAGGCACAGTATCTTATGTTCAAATACAAAATAGTTCAACTGGTAGTGGCACAGGGGATGGTTTAACAGTTGGTATGAATGGCACATCTGCTTTCATCTTAAATAGAGAATCAGGAAGTTTGTTTTTTGGCACAAATGATAGCACTAGAGCAACTATCACATCAGCAGGTCTGCTTGGGCTAGGCACAACAAGTCCATCTACAATTTTTGAAGTAAAACAAACAAACGATGGAAGTGTTAATGAACATATAAGATTATGGAACAATGGTGGTTCAAGTGGAACAGGTAATAAAATTAGTTTTGGTGCAGGTTCAACTTATGCAGAGAAAGCACACATAAGAGGTTTTTTTGCATCTGGTGGCACAGGACAATTAGCAATAAGTGTAAATGGTACTGATGCTCTAAGTTTCGATTCATCACAAAATGCAACCTTTGCAGGTGATATAACTCTTAATGGAAGCCATACAATAACAAACGATTCTAACGGACATCTAAACATAAATAGTGCAAGTGGCAAACAAATATTTATTGATGCACAAGGTCAATTAAGATTAGATAGTGGTGGTGCTCAAGCTCTTACATTATCAAGTTCACAAGATGCATCGTTCACAGGTAACATAAGTTTAGCAGATAGTGGAAGAATAAAACTAGGAACAGGCGAGGATTTACAAATATTCCACAATGGTACAAGCAATCATATAGAAGTTAGTGTTGGCGATTTATTTATTACAAATTTTGCAAATGATAAAGATATTGCATTCTTTTCTGATGATGGCTCGGGTGGTACGACAGAATATTTTAGATTAGATGGTGGAGAAGCAATTAATGTATTTTCAAGAAAAGCAAGATTTTTAGACAATGTTCAAGCAAGTTTTGGAACTGCTGATGATTTTAAGATAAGCCACGATGGCTCTGCAACTTATGTGCAAAATGTAACAAGTCATTTAATAATAGAAAACCAAGCAGATGATTCCGATATTGTATTTAAGTCTGACGATGGCTCTGGAGGAATTGCTGAATATTTAAGATTAGATGGTGGTTTAGTTTTAAATGAATTTAGTCAACATACTAGAGCAATAGATAGTAAATTTTTAGGTGTTGGTAATTCTACTGATCTTTATATGGTTCACGATGGAACAGACTCTCATATTAGAAATGGTACAGGTAATTTAACTATTGAACAACAGGTAGATGATGGGGATATTATATTTAAGTCTGATGATGGATCAGGTGGTACAACAGAATATTTTAGACTTGATGGAAGTGTTGTCGATGGTGGCAATACTCTAGGTGCATTAAGTTTCCCAGATTCATCAAAAATATTTATGGGAACTGGACTTGATTTAAGAATTTATCACGATGGTAGTATTTCTTATTTGCAAAATGCCACGGGGGATATGATTATTCAGAATTTTGCAGATGATTCTGACATTATATTCAAGTCTGATGATGGCTCTGGGGGAACTGCTGATTACTTTAGGTTAGATGGAAGTGAAGCAATGATGAAATCTCATAAGAATATTAGATTTTTAGATAGTGTTGAAGCTACTTTTGGTAATAACGATGACCTAAAAATATCTCACAATGGTTCAGACAGTAAAATACAATCATCAGGTGTGGGAGATATAATAGTTGAGCAAAGAAATGATGATAAAGATATTGTATTTAATTGTGATGATGGTAGTGGTGGCACAACTGAATATTTAAGACTAGATGGTAGTGATGTATCAACAAAAATATTAACACAAAAGGTAATATTGTCGAATTTACCGACATCTGACCCAAATAATGCAGGTCAGTTGTATAATGAAAGTGGCTTTTTAAGAGTTTCGGCAGGATAATAAATTAAATTAAATAAAAATGGGAAAAAGTAAAATAAGTTATAATTGGGTTATAAATGGCTTTGATGCCAAGATTAGCCACGATAGTAAAGACAATGTTATATATGCTATACATTGGTCTTACAATGCAAACAAGGGAGATCACAATGCAAATATGATTGGATCAGACCAAGTAGAGTACAATGCAGATTCTTTTATTGAATACAAAGATTTAAAAAAGAGTGATGTGATTGGTTGGTTAGAAGCGAAACTAGATGTTGCTAAAATGCAAAAAAGTCTGTCAGATCAGATTGCATTAAAGGAAGCACCAGTAGATGTTATGTTAAAACCAGAATGGTAAAATTTATATATTTGTAAAAAAATATATTATGAAATTAGACGAAATAGACTTAGAGTACATACAAGAATTGTTAAATGATGAAACAAGACACTATGTTGAGGTGGGCAAAGCTTACTACAACAAACTTGTTTTAGATGCTAATATTGCAGATTTAATCAAAAAGATAGAACAAAGCAAAAAAGACTTTAACAAGAAAATGAAAAAGCTAGAGGATAAGTACGGAAAAGTAAATATTAATTTAGCAGATGGCTCTATCCAAGAAGTAGAGAAAAATGAGCAAGACAATAAATGAAGATACATCGGTTAAGTTAGATTTAAAAAGTATTTTTATAATAATAGGTGGTGCTATATCACTTGCATCAATGTACTTTGTGATGCAGTCAGATATTGCAGAAGCAAAGGAATTACCCAAACCTGTCGTGTCAGAAAAGGAAGCAGAATTTAAAGATAAGCTCATACGTTCTCAAATAGATTTAACTCAACAACAAGTGGAGAACATACAAGAAGATGTAAAGGAAATTAAAGAAACTGTTGAGAAAATAGAAGAAAGAGTATATGAACTTAAAAATTAAGATATGTGTCCTATTAACTGTCCTATTTGTGTCAACTGTCAGTAGTCAATATTATAAAGATAATATTAGTGTAGTTCTGTTTAAAGCTTCATTTGTTGAAAGTGTTAGCTTAAAAGAATACAAAGAACACAACACACATATATTTGACTTTGAAAACAGTAAACACGAAAAATATTTTGCAGATGAAGGTATATATTTTTTGCCCACAATTATTTTATACAATAATGGCAAAGAGATATATAGGGTAGAAGCTGGGATCACATTAAGACTACCAGAAGATTACGAGGTAGAATTTCAAAAACAGATTGACAAACTTTTAGAAGATAGATTTTAGTTATGAAAAAAATTATATTATTATTACTATTTACACTCAATGTAAATGCACAGTTTTTTAAAAAAGCATACGATGGTATATTTAAGTATGCAACCATTTATGTAGCAGCAGATATGAAAGAATCATACGAAACTCAATACCCTGATTATTTTATTAGAACAAACCCTGATGATTTATATGCAATACCAGATGTTGTAGATGAAACAATTTATCATCCTTTCGATTATCGTATAGGTATTGGTATTAGAAAAATTGCAAGATTCAACTATGAGTTGAAACCTAACTACATTGATGGATCAGAAAACCTAATTGGTTTATCAGCACCTATCGCAGCAATCAAAGGATTAGAGTATTTATTTCACTATGAAAGGGAAAGAGAAAGAAGTGAGGAGTTTGACAATACAAGATATTTTATTAGACATACAGGTAAATACCACATAGTAAAACTAGAATCAAGAAAACAAGGTAATGTAAACTTTCAATATCAAAGTGCAGAGCTTAGATTTAGACTACCCATTGGTCAAAAATTTGGTATTAGTGTTGGTGCAATAGCAAGAAGCCACCAAAAAGCATACGGCTACAATCCTATAGAAATATGGCTAAATCAAACTGTAACGGCTTTGGATTCGAATGGACAAGAATATACTTACCCTGTAAACCCTTGGTACAGTTTAGGATATTTTTACGGATATGAAGATGAATTTACACAATATACAAACATACAAACAGGAGAGAGCTTTTACGATTGGATATGGAGAAACGAGGATGGAGAGATAGTTGCTTATGGAGATAGAGACTTTAGAGATAGAGTTTTTGGTGGATTGATGAACAGATACAATCGTGAACAATGGGATTTACTTGATCCTTTTGCAGAGGTCGCACCGATTGTAGGTTTTGATTTTTATCACTACAGATCAAAGTTTTGGTTACACGCATACGGAAACTATATACTACCTTATCATCATTATATAAAAGGCGATAAGGATTACTCATACTTACACAGAAACAATTTTGGTAAAGGTGGACTTATCAAAGATGCAGAAGAAGAACAATGGGAAGATTATCAAGCAGGTATTATATTAGGTTGGAAGATTAGTAAAACACTTGGACTATTTATTGAGGGAGAATACATAAAGTTCTGGGATAGTGAGATACTTAATAGTTCAGTAGGTCTAAATTTTAGATTATGATTTCAAAACATATATCAGATAAAGAAGCAACAAAAAGCATTACTGCCTTGAGATTAGGCATTGACAACACACCAAATGGTACTGCATACAATAATATGAAAACACTTGCAGCAAATGTATTTGAGCCGTTAAGAGAGTGGGTTGGTGGTCCAATTAAGATTACATCTATGTATAGAAGCACAGAGCTGAACGAAGCTATAGGTGGTAGTAAGACATCACAACATTGTAAAGGTCAAGCAATAGACATAGATGACATATACGGACATAAAACAAACGCAGAGATGTTTGAATACATAAAAGATAATTTAGAGTTCGATACTTTGATTTGGGAGTTCGGTGGAGATAATCCTGATTGGGTGCATATTAGTTATGTAGATAGAGAAAAGAATAGAAAACGCATACTGAAAGCAGTAAGAGATCAAGGTAAAGTTAAATACATAAATATCACATAATGTCTAAAAAACCTTTCAAAGAAACCACAGTAGGTAAGTTATTATTTGGTGCAGCAACAGTTATAAACCCAACACTAGGTAGTGTACTAAATGGTGTAACAAGTCCAAAGGAAGCACTAGCAGAAATCACTAAGGCAAAGATTTCTAATGATGACAAAATCAAACTACAAGAATTAATTTACGAACAACAAAACAAAGAGATAGAAGCAATCACTAGTAGGTGGGAAGCTGATGCAAAAGGCAGTTGGCTAACACAAAATGTAAGACCATTGGTATTGGTTTGGTGTATTGTAATATTTTCTTTTGCAGGTATATTGGATTCAGTAGATAGTATCCCTTTTCACATAAACGAAGTGTGGAACGATACATTTGAAAAAGTTATGATGGCAGTTGTACTTGCATACTTTGGTGGAAGGACTACAGAAAAAGCAACTAGTATGTTCAAAAAATAATGGCAAGAAAAACAAGCGTACATATCTACAAAAGTAATACCAGAAAACGCAAAGGCATACATTCCAAGACAAAAAGTAGTAAAGTAAAATCAAGTAAGAATTATTTAAAAAGATACAAAGGTCAAGGCAGATAAAATATTTTTATATATTTGCTTTTGCTTATAGCAAAACTTGTGCAACCTAATAAAGTTGGAAGGCACTTGGATCAGGTAAATATAGTTTTGTTTTTTTGGAGAGGGATTTTTTCTTTTTCTTTTCTTTTGTCCTTTTCTTTTCTTTTTCTTTTGTATTTAGATATATTTGATAACGTGAAAAAACCTAAACGTAAAACTCTAATAAATAAACTAGATAGGATATTCTCAGAATATATAAGAAAGAGAGATGCAGATAAAAAAGGTTTTGTTAAATGTATAACATCTGGTAAAAAATATCACTATTCAGAAGTAGATGCAGGTCATTTTATATCACGTAAAGAGATGTCTACTAGATGGCACGAAGATAACGTATATGCACAGTCAAGGTACGATAACAGATATAGGTATGGAAGGCAGTATGAATATTCTTTAGCTTTACAAAAGAAAAAAAAAGGTTTACCTAAACATCTATACAATCTTTCAAAACAAACAGTCAAGTATAGCATAGCAGACTTGCAAGAGCTGATAGATAAATACAAAAAAAAACTTGATATTGAGAATAAAAGATTATCTTTGTAATCCTTACCAACTTCGGTAAGAGTTTTGTTTTTAAAGGGGAGGATTAATTTTCTCCTCTTTTTTTTTGGATATTGACAATATTTAATTATCTTTGAGTAAAACAAAACAGAATGGTAAGATACAATCAAGAATCAAACATATACGATACAATCTACGAACATAGATACATAAGTATAGAGTATGACTTTACATCATCAGAACTTGATCATTTTTCTGGAACTGGTACTTTTGATGGAGTAACTATAAATCGTATTTTTGAGGATAACATAGACATCACAAATAATTTTACACAAGAAGATTTAGAATTTTTAAGAGACCAAATCTTTGACTATCACATAAATAAATAATATGGATTATAAACAAAAAGCAAAACAATTACAAAAAGATAAAAGAGCTTTGTTAAGACAATTAAGAAGTCTGCAAAGAAACATCAGGGAGTATGATCAAACGATTTTAAATAGGATCATTGAAAATAAAAATATTAAATTAGAAGAATATAAAGACAAAAACATAAAAAGATGAGTTACAACGCACAAATTAAAGAAATACATAAATTAGATAGGAGACCTTTTGGAGACAAAAACAATATATACACCTATCAAATAACTACTACTAAACATACAGGTTTACTATATACAAGTGAATTATCTGTTGCAGAGGGAGACTATATACAATACGATTATGTGCAACAAAAGAATGGTTGGAAAATAGTTTTATCAAAAGATGAAAATAAAAAACCTATGTATAGCAACTATACAAAACAAGAAAAATCAGTTGCTAGACTAGATACAGGGAGAAGTATTTTACTACAGGTTGCTTTTAAAGAAGCATCACAAGCATATATTGCAGGTAAAATATCTCAAGATGAAGTGGAGACATTAACAAATAAATACTTTAATATAATAGATAAATAAAATGGAATTAACAGGAACAATATTACAAATAGGCACAACAAAAGAATATGGATCAAACAACTTTAAGAAAAGAGAATTGGTCTTATCTACAGATGAACAATATCCACAAAAGATACTCATAGAGTTTGTTCAAGACAAATGTCAAGTATTAGACAAATACAAAAAAGATGATGGTGTAACAATCGGCATCAATATAAAAGGTAGAGAGTGGACAAACCAACACAACCAAAAGAAATTCTTTAATTCTATACAGGGTTGGAAAATTGACAAAGCAGAGCTGAAAAAAGAGTTACAATTAGCAGATCAAAACCAAGATAGAGAAAATGACTTTCCATTCTAAAGGATATGATGAACAGTTCGGTAGTTACAAGATAGTATCCAAAATAGAAACTCCAGAGTATTACGATGGTGCAAATGGTTATACTGCAAGAGAAGTAGTAGAGAACTTTGATCTAAACTATAATCTAGGAACTGCTTGTACCTATATACTCCGAGCTTACAAAAAGCACGAAACTCCAGAGGGCGATATACAGAAAGCAATCAATCACTTAAAATTTGAACTAGAAAAACTATCCAGATAATGCTTATAAACTTTGAAGATCATTTAGACAAACTTGAACTAATAAGAACAGGCAAACTAAATGAAGCACCAAAGATAGGCATTGAAGAAATAGATAGTGTTATACGATTCAAAAGGAATCTTACTTGTTTTGCAGGACACGCAAACGTAGGTAAGACATCTGTCATAATTTATTTTATGTTACTCTTTGCTATGAAACATAAGATAAAGTTCTTGGTATTCAGCTCTGAAAATGAACCTCATTCTTTGATAAGAAGATTGATAGAGTTCAAATCCCAGAAACCAATAAACAAACTATCTAAAGAAGAACTAGATAAACATACAGAGTTTGTCTATCAGCATTTTAAATTTATAGATTGCGAACAAAATTATGATTATTTAGATTTACTATCTTTGTGTGAGGTGGTAATGCCACAGTATGACTTTGACTGTTTGATTATTGATCCGATAAACAGTTTGAGAAAGAATAAAGGAATGATGAAGTTTAGCAATGCTTTTGAGTACAACTATGAGATGATGACTGATTTTAGAATCTTTGTAAAAAAATACAACAAAGCTCTGTGGTTAGTGATGCATTCTGTTACAGAAGCATTTAGAAAAAGATACAACAACAATCACGAATACGCAGGGCATCCGTTACCATTATCTATCTCAGATGTTGAGGGTGGAAATGTTTTTGCAAATCGTACTGATGATTTTTATACTATTGCGAGATTAACCCAACACGAATCAAGATGGATATACACAGAGCTTCATTGTAAGAAAATCAAAGACCACGATTTAGGTTGTAAGCCAACACCTTTTGATAGTCCACTTATTCTGGAAAGCATAAAGAACAATGTAGGATATAAGTTGGGAGACAAAGACATACACAGACCGAACATCATAGAACAATTAAGAATGCCATTTTGAAAACACAAGTAGAGATAGCATACCAAAGACACGAAAAGTGGATGGAGATTACAAGAACTTTTGGTGGTTTGAGAGAGACAGAGGTTGAGGACATCGTGCAAGAATTATACCTTTTGCTTATAAAAAATACACAAAAGGGAATAGATTTTAGTTATGGAGATTGCGATATTAATTACTACTACTGTTTTAGAATATTAAGAGGACTGTATGTTGACCTGTTACGAAAGAAAATGAAAGTAACTTACACGACTTTAGAGAATATACAAATTGAGGATGAAGGAACAGTAAACTATGATGAAGTGTATGGAAAGATACAACAAGCTCTAAAAGAAATATACTGGTACGATGCAAAGGTATATGATATAGTAAGTGGTGGAGAAAGCATAAGTGAACTATCAAGAAAAAGTCAAATAAGTTATTACTCACTTTATAATACTTTTAGAAACGTAAAAAAGAAACTCAAAGAACTAATATGAGACTAGGAGATAAATTAGAATACATAATAAACATCATTACATTTGGTAAAGGCAAAGACATAGCAGAGTGGATTGCACACAAACTTGGATTTGAAAGCTGTGGGTGTAATAGTAGAAAAAATTGGTTAAATGGAATCACAAGAACTAGAACAAAAACTAAACAAAGAAGAATATCAAAAGTGGACAAAATTCAAAGGAATTAAAAGCAGTCAAA